GACGAGTCAGCGCCCCCCATCCTGTAGGAGGATACAGGCCCGTAAGGGTAACAAAGTTAATATAATGGCGATACCATTACGTAGCAACTAAATTTTTTGTACTGCTTGTTGCAGATGGTCAAGCATCCAGCGCAGTTCAAGTTCGGAATAGGTGTGCTTCATCAGGCGTTGCGTCCATTCGGTCCGCACCTTGCGTGGCACTTGCGCGTGTTCTAGCAGGCGATGAATCTCTGTCTTGAGGTCTTTAGACTCAGGTGTAGACACACCTCTATCCCCCGCTGGGTGCCTGTGGGAAGTCATTATCCACCAATGTGAGTAACATGACTCCGTAGTTTAACGTCATATCTGGACGAGTCTTGTGCTGTTTCCACACTTGCCGTGAGTGTCTGCTACGGGTTCCGACTTGCATATATATAGCTTGGGGTTGTGTAGCTGCGTCGTGCAGCTGCGGGCGAGTGGCTGAGTGCCGTGCCTGAGATGTAATAACCCAGGAGCCTTATAGGAGAAATCTGTCTGCCCGGTAAGCCTGCCTTCTCGCCCCATCATCAGGCTGCCGGTGATATAGGATGCTATGTAGTGTGGTCGTCCATGTTTGATCTTAAGATGCAAACGGCGGTCAGGGCCGTTAAGCCCCTTCCGCACGTTTGGGGTGTTGCTATTGGGTAGAAACAAGGTAATACGCACTCCTTACGATGTCAAGGTTTTTTCGTTACAATAACGATAATAACATTACGCATTGGGGTCGCCGGGCAAGC